GAGGTGAGCGCTGGTTATCGCGTTGCTTACGATCCAACTCCTGGAGTGACTGATAGCGGCGAGCATTACGACGGCATTCAGAAAGAGATTTCTGGGAACCACGTTGCTATCGTTCGTCGGGGTCGTGGAGGCCCTGAAGTGAAACTTCACTTGGATCGCCAAGATGGCGTTGACCCTACTCTTTTCCCTATCACGGAAACTCAAATCATGACCGCCAAAGTCGTCTTTGACGGCGCCGAGTTTGAGGTGAGCGAGAGCGTTGCTCTGGCGATCACCAAAGAACGCGAAGACGCCAACATGTCCTACAAGGACATGAAGATGAAGTATGACAAGCTCATGAAGGAAGCTGAAGACATGAAGGCCAAAATGGCTGACATGGAGCACGGCATGAAGGAGAAAGAAGATTCTCTGGAAGGTCGCTCTGATGCCCTGGCTGAGCAAGTTGACTCTCTGAAAGCCGAGCTGGAAGAAGCTCAGCGTGTTGATGTGGATGGCCTTGTGGCTGCCCGTGTTGCGCTGGTTGAAAAAGCTCGTATTGCTCTGGATGCCGATTACGAATTTGCTGGCAAGTCCGATCGTGAAGTGATGGTTGACGCCATCAAGGCTGATCGCGCTGATGCCATCGAATTGGACGAGCGTTCTGACGATTATGTTCAGGCGCTGTTCGATTCCATTTCTGAGGCCGCCAAGCGTAGTGATTCCACGGAAGAGCTTCGTGAGGCTGTTGCTTCTATCGCATCTCCGGCTTCTGCGCCTTCCTCGTATATCGAGAAGCTGCAGAACGCCTGGAAGACTCCCCTTTCCATCTCCAAGGAGGCTAAGTAATCCATGGCCGTTACTTTCACCACTAGCGCTGGCTCTGATGGTGGCGTTCAGTCCAGCTACGCCCTGGAGCTGACTGCTGCCCTGGAAGGCCAATTCGCTGACATCGCTGACAACAGCGTTTCTACTTTCGTTAACGAGACCGGTGCCGTTCTGGCTTATGGCGGCCTGGGTGTTGTGAACACCGCTGGTTCTGTTGGCAACTCTGTCAAGACCATCGCTGCCACCACTGACACCGTTGCTGGTGTTGTTGCTCTCACCTATGTGGATGAGACCGCCACTGATTCCAACAGCCGTCCCGGCGTGAAGGATGACCAGGCTGTCAACGTCCTTTCTAAGGGTGTTGTTGCTGTGTATTGCGTGGAAGCTGTCAATCTGACCGACGCTGTTCGCGTGTATCACGCTGCTGATACTGGCGTCACTTCTGGCTCTTTTGCTGGTCGCTTTGCCGCTACTGCTGCTGCTAACAAGACCGCCGTTCTGAGCGGCGCACGTTGGGTGTCCAAAACTTCTGCTGCTGGCATTGCCCTGCTGGAGCTGAATGGCCCCGACTTCTCTCTCACCGCTGACACCTGATAGGAGGCCCCAATGAGCGAATTTCGTCTTGATGATGCTGGCCTCTTCCTTGATCGCCAGCTTGAGCACATCCGTCCCCAGGTTTTTGAAGTCGAATATGCCGACATCAAATACCCCACCATCCTGCCTGTGACTGCAGAAGCCGGTCCTGGAGCGCAGACTTTCACCTACCGCATCATGAATGCCACTGGTGATTTCAAGCTCATCTCTGATGCTGCTGATGATCTGCCACGGGCTGACGTGAGCCAAACCGAGAAGAGCATCAACATCCGCTCTTTCGGTGGTTCTTTTGGTTACACCGTGCAAGAGCTGCGTGCAGCTCAGATGGCCAACCTTTCCTTGGAGCAGCGTCGCGCGTCCGCCGTGCGTCGGTCATACGAGGAGAAGGTTGAAAGCGTCGCCATGTTCGGCGAAGGCTCTGTGAGCCTGGCTGGTTTCTTCAACAATGCAACTGTTGATGTGATCAGCGCTAACAAGTGGTTCTCCACTTCCGGTGTGACTGCTCAGGAAATGCTGGAGATCCTGAACCAAGGCGTCAGCGCAATCATCAGCGGCTCCAACATGAAGGAGCAGCCTGACACCATCCTCATCGCCTATGAGGATTACAACATCATCTCCACCACCCGTAACTCTGACAGCTCCGACGTGACTGTTCTTGAGTATTTCCTGCGGACCAACCCTTTCATCCGCAACGTGGAGCCCATCAACCAGCTTGCTGCTGCTAACAGCAGCCTGGCTAAGAACCGCCTGGTGGTCTACAAGCGTGACCCCCAGAAAGTTCAACTGCACATTCCTCAGCCTCTGGAACTGTTCCCGCCTCAGCAGCGTGGACTTGAGTTCATCGTTCCTGCTCACGCTCGCGTGGGTGGCGTTGCGCTCTACTATCCGAAGTCTGTCAAGTATGTGCAGGCTCCCTGAGGTCTGCTGATCAAGAATGGGGCGGTTAAGCTTGGCTTGCTGATTTATTTCTGCACATGCTTGTTGCTTACCGCCCTGAACTTGAAAACCCGCCTCGTGAAGCTGGCTTCGGAATTATCACCGATAAGGGACTGATTAGTCTCACTCCTGGTCTTAATCAGGAGATTCCTGACGATCAGTGGGATCTTGCAAAGCAAAATCCAACGGTTAAAGCTCTGCTCAACATTGGCGCTCTGGAAGAAATGAAAGAGCGTGTTGAAGTGGAGACCATTCCTCAAAGCATCGAAAGCTTGTCTCAGCTTCCTTTGAGCCAAGCCATCCAAGCCATTGAACTTCTTCATGAAGAGGAGAAGCTGAATGATTGGAAGAAAATCGAGGGTCGAGTGAGAGTTCGCAATGCCATCTCTCGCCGCCTTGAAGCTATCAAGACTGGTAACGCATGACCGTCACTTACTCGGGATTTCTGGAGCGGTTCCCTGAATTCACCCCTCATCCATCGGGGATTGTGAATGGGGCTATTGAGAGCGCTTCTGCTGATGTGTCTTCGGACGTATTTGGCAACCAAGCTGACCGGGCGGTACGTTTTCTTGCCGCCCATATTGTCTCAATTCAGCTCACTCAAATGGGCATTCAAATTGGGGCAACGGAAGGCAAGGTTTACGGTGAAGGACTTGACGCCACATTGTATGGCCAAGAGTTCAAGCGCCTCTCTGAAACAGCCTCTAACGCTTCAATGATTGGTTTTGTTGTTTGATGACCAACCCTATTCCGCCTATTGCTAATGCAACGTTGGTGTTTGCAACGGCTAGCGGATATGCGGTTGATTCGTCAACTGGCAATTACGTTCAAATCGATCAAGATGCGACGTATTACGCCACATTGAAGCAGAGCAGGGATCCTCAATACGATCAGCGGATTGGTGTTGACGAGAGTGCCATTTACATGAAGGGGCGCCTCGTCAGTCCACTTGCATTTTCGGGAGTGCCTCCTGGCAGCGTTGCGGAAGCAACAATTGAGAATCAGGAGGGGCGTTTTGAGCTACTCCCCACAACCGAGATGACTGATCATTATCGGCAATTCTTGGGCACTCCAGTTCACGGCTACTTTAGAGTTGTGGGATCAGGAAGTGTTCTGAACCGTTAATTCACGCTCCTTCGCATTGTTTCAATGGCCATTCAACATCCCACTCAGATCATTAAGAGTCAGGACACCATCGTTTATGTCGGTGCTGTGTCTGGCGTGGCTCGTCCGACTGTTACCACCACTTCTACTGGTGTGACGGTTTCTGGTGCTCCCACCATGCATTATTTGGCTGGTGTGACCAACGCTTCTGTCGCTATTAACGACGCTGAGCAAGAGTATTACCTGCTGGGCAACGGCGGCTTCGCCGACAGCGTAGTGACCACCACTCGCGCTCAAGCTTCGATTACTACTTACTTCCAGAAAGACCTCGACGGCACCAACCTTCAAAGCGAAGGTGTTGACGAAGCTCTGAACACCATCCTCCTTGCTCGCAACGACAAGGACGCTGAAGTGTTTGTTGAGGTGTACAAGCTGATCGGTGGTAGCTTCAACTATGACGCCACCATGTTCTCCGCTCGTGTGATGAACTACAGCGAGAGCTATCCTGCTGACAATCTTGTCGAAGTGACCTTCGATCTGATGAGCCGTGGCACTGTTGGTGCTGGCGCCATCACTATCTCCGGCACTTCTAAGATCCCGACCGACCCTAACTCCTGATCGACGTATAGCTCGTTGTTTCGTTTTAGCCCCCGCAAGGGGGCTATTTTATTGTTATGAACGTCAAGCAACTGCGAGAGGAAGTAGAAGCTGTTTTGACCAACGTGGTCGGCACTTATACGCTTCCGAACAACACTACGCTTCCAGCTTTTTATGTGGACGGCCAATATGGCGTGCCCAAAGACTGGAAAGTGCAGGGACTGGAGGTGGTCATCCAAGAGTTCCCCACGCCAAACCCTCGCGCATGCGTCGGCACGGGGCTTGACCGACAAATATGGACAGTCATCATGACTGACTATCAGCCGGCCTCTGCGAGCCTTAGAGAGGCCATTCAGAGGCTTAAGAGACGCTTCCCTGATGCTGATTATGTTTTCAGAGCTGAGAGCGATACCGTGTACGGGCAATGTCGCGTGCTCATCCCTGATGCCGACATTTTTTACGTTGGATGAAGCTGCTGGTTAGCGACTGCAAGAAGGTTTGGTTGTTCAACACTCAAGCTGATAGTCCATTCCTGAAAGCTGGCCTCGCCTGCTTCATGCCAGGCTGCAAGTCTGAAGTAACATTCACTCTGAACAATCAACAGTTAGTTGCGTGTATTCCATCGAAAGTAGTGAACGCCACTACTTCCGCACGAATGCCCAACGCTAGACTTTCTCTGCTCTAATTAGGCAAGATGAGTAAGTATTCAGAGTTTTTCCTGCTCGGCAAGGCCGATTATGTGATGATTGGCGACAAACTGCGCTTGCGCAAGTTTGGAAGCTGGCTAGCAGAGGAAGGCTGGACGAAAGAAGAGCAAGCTCGTCAACGCGCTTCATTCAGCTTGAAAGCGGTGGATTTGGCACGGAAGATCGCGAAAGAGCAGGAAATCTCCGAAGAAGAGGCTTTTGACGTGCTTCAAAAGGCTAATGAGAGCCGCTCTGAAGTCTTTGAGCAGTATGCAACGGAGATTGACGAGCTGATGGCCTTGATGCCTTCAGGACGTGAGCAGTTTGAAGAACTTGTGACGCTGTTCTTCCGCAATCGCGGTCAAGTGAAAGTGGACAAGAAATGGGAGCCCACTGACGAATGGAGCGATGAAGACACGCGCATGCTTCCCAAGGCAATGCTGGCTTTGATTGAGGAGTTTATGGCCTCTGAAGACGAGCCCCTGGAGCCTGCGGAGGAAGACGCCGAAGCCCCAAAGAAAGCTTCCTAGAGCGGCTGCAAGCCACCTGTGACGACGCAATCAACAACGTCACGGATTGGTATCAAGTTTATTGCCGCATAGCCACCCTCTCATTGTCCGATCCGATGTTTCATGCGGAGCGGTTTGGGAAGGTGCCAATTGTGCTGCTGAAGAGGCTCATTCAAATAGCCGATCAAGAACAGCAGCAAATTATCAACTCTCATAGCGTTGCAACTGCCAAGCTTGGCATGGTTGTATTGAGTGCATTGGGAGGGGGAGCCAGCAATAAGGCGAAGATTGCAGACTTCCTGCCTTTTGAAACACCCCGTTCCGCCACATCAATTACAGCGGAGACAGAAGAAGTGGTGCGTTGGGCACTACGCACCCAGAAACTTCCTGCTTCCATTGTTGCAATGTTAGGAGCAGAGCTTAATAGTTAGAATGCTGCCATTGTTGCTAGATTGAAAGCAACAAATTGTCTTGCTGCCGTGCCAATACAGGACAATTTAACTCGTAAACTGATAGAGCTTGGGGAGATGCCGGCACGGGTGTTCAAGCAAGCTATGGACTGGGCTGAAAATGATTTTCAGGAGCAGTTCGACCGTCAAATGTGGAATTTGGACACGTTGACGATAAGGCGAAATGGTCAAATCATTGAGCCGGGACAAGCGCGTGATCTCGTTGACCTTGGCAACTTAAAGAGAAGCCAGCGTCGTGAAAACGGGATTAACTACACAGTCTTTGAGTGGACTGGTGGTCGAGGAGAGGTGTATGCCGCTTATGTGCATGATGGCTACACACCTAAAACTCGCAGTGGTCAAAGGGGAAAAAGCGTACCACCAAGACCATGGACCGAGGCTACGATTAGAGAACTTGAATCTGTTTTATCCGCCCTATTAGCCAAGGAGTTGAGGTAAGGAATGGCTGATGCAGGAATGCGGATTAAGTTTGAAGTTACCGGAAATGCCGGTAAGACCATTGCGCAGCTCAAGAAAGAAGTAGCTGAGCTGCGGAAAAGGTTTCACGACGCAGAAGAAGGAACAAAAGACTTTATCAAGGCTGGCGAAAAGCTGTATAGCTTTGAGAAAGACCTTAAATCAGTCACGAACGCTGTTAAGAATCAGCGTCGTGAGATGTACGAGACGCAGAAAAGCGTCGAGGGGCTTGCGCGTGCTTATAAAAAGGCTGGAGAAGCTCAGCAGCGGGCGATTGCTAATTTCCGCATGGGAATGGGCGCCAAGGGCGCCATTCCTGATGTAGCAAGTCCTATTCGCGGGACAGTTGGACAGGTC